GTACGCAAGCGCAGTCGAAGCTGCGCTGTGCGCAGACGTGTAGGACGCGCCCGCATCCGTGCCAGTGATCGCGAGACCGCCAGCCGCCCGAACCCGCAAACCTGTCTGTGAAGATCCGTTCGTATAGAAATAGTCGGAATAATACGTCGAGGCCGAGCCGCCGACTTCGGTAGGCATACAGCAAAGTCCGTTATAGGACTTGCGTTTGATGTAGCCCTCTTTCTGCGGGCATTCGGCCACTTTTAGCAGCCCCTCAACGCTTGACGGGTTAAAATCCGCAAACATGGATTTGGCCACATATACCTCGGTCTTTTCTCCTGCCGTCTGTGATATGGTCAAGCCGCGAACCCAACGCCACAAGCTGCCGAAGCCTGCATTTACCAAGCCAAAGAATACTGGCACGCTAAAAGTATGGTATGCCTCGGATTCACTTTCTGCCGTGGCGGGCAATTTACATTCCACCAAGCCAACACCGTCTCCCATTTCAAGGCCGACACGGGTAGGGATAAGCGGATAAGTCCCGTTATAATTACCCCAGTCGGGCATATTGGTAACACCTGTGCCAAATCCGCCCTGATAAAGGCCGTTGCTGTCCAGTTCTGCGTTGAAAGCGGCTTGCGAGTTGCGCGTACCCATGATAACTTCAAAAAGATACTCTACAACGGCACGGGCAACAAACCAGTTGGCCTCCCAACCCTCACCGCGTTTGCGGGCGTAATTGCCGAAATTAGTCGTGCTGATTGCCGTGGCAGGCATTCCGAGCATGGTCAGCTGCGGAGCGTCGGCTGCCGGGGCTTTCGTATAGCTGCTTGCAGTCAATGCCTTGCCGCCTCCGCCCCTATACTGTTCTGCGTCACTGATGACAGAACACAGTTTCAGATTTGTCCGATCCATGACGGCAGCGTCCATCCAGCTGATTCCGCCTGCGGGTACATATATCGAATTTTTGCCCGCAATAGGTGCGAATGTGACGGCAAGCACCGTATTATTGCCCTCTTTCCATGTCGTGAAATAGTGGGCGTTCCAACACCACATACACTGCCCCATCGAGCCGTCGAGTGCGGCGGGACTGCCGTCCTCGAAGCGGGTACTGTCCACGGGGTCGAGTTTGCGGCGTGTCCTGTCGTCAGCCACCAAATAACGACCAAGTCCTAATTTCTTGGGCAGGTCGCGCAACGCCTGCAAACTGCCGTAATGACCCGCCGCCGTCGGGGTGGCGTTGTTCTCGTTCCAGTAGCGGCCTGCGATGGGATTGCTGGCGTTCTCAACCGCCGCACCGAGTTCCGCCTTGCGGGTCTCGCCCGTCTCGTCCATAACCTCGATGAGCATTTGGCCGACCGCACCTTGTGCGTCTTCCAGTTCGTTAATGCGTTTGCCGTTTTCAAAGGCTGCAAGCATTGAAACGAGTTTGTTTTCCTGTTCTGTTGTTAATGCCATGATTGAATTGTATTAAGTTAAACGTATATTTCCGTCTGCGTCGAGGCGTAACGAGCTGCCAACCATACGGACTGACGGATCAACCACCTCTATATTGATTGTCTTGTAATATGCCACGCCTGCCGTGGGTACGACGTGTACGCGGCTTGTGCCTGCGTGCTTGGCCACGACCTTGCCGTCAGGTTCTACATCGCAGGCTATGCCGTCGGACAGGAACAGCACATTTTGCAGGGCATAGTCAGGTTTTACCACGGCGGCGATATATTGCGCCACACCGTTACCGAGCGTTATGCGGACTGGGTGGGACACACGCAAGCCTGTGGGAACGTTACGTGCTGCCGCTTCCACCTGCTCGGCCATACCCTCCAACTTTTGGCGTGTCTGTTCCGTGTGTTCGGCTGCGGCTTCCGCATTTGCCGTGGCGGCCTGTGCGCCATTCGTAGCTTGTATGCAGTTTTTGGCCGCCGCATTACCCGAAGCAGCCGCCTCGGTGCAGGACTTGATGGCCGCCTCGCTTTCTGTTTTCAAGTTTTCCGCTTGTTCCTTGGCCGAATTGGCGGCTGTTTCTGCTTTCCGCGCCGCTTCATTAGCTTTCTTGGCCGCGTCCTCGGTTGGCCGTTTCAGTTCGACAAGTTGGGCAGGAGTAAAGTCCTCAAAGGTAAAAGCGTCGCCTTTTTCCCCTTTCAGGGCGGCCAACTGCTCGGCGGTAAAATCTTCGTATGTGAATGCCTTTCCACGTGTATAGGAAGCAAGCAGGTCGCTTTCCAGTACGCCGTCATCATCACTGCTCCATTGCCACAACTGTATATTCAGGCACTCGGGATAATAAACGTTCTGCACACCGTCGCCAAACAGGGCATTGTCAAGGGACAGGCGGAGTTCGTGTTTCAAATCGCCCTCGCCGAGGCTGTGGTCTTTGAACATGACCAGCACCGCGTCGCCGTCGGCCACACAGTTGGTATAAACGCCGCCAATACGTGAAGCCTCGAACACACGCCCCGCTTTCACCCAATAACGCAGGGTAAAATCCACGTCGGGCAGGCTGACGGTTTCACCTTGTGCGCTGCGGAAACGCTCGCGCAACACAAAGTCGGATTTGTAGTTTATGTGCCGTATCTTTTCCATCACGTCAATCTTATGTTGCCGCTGCCGTCAAGACGGATATTCCCCTCCGCCATGCGCATGCGTGGCGGGACTACCGCAATAAGCAGCTGTTTGAAAAGCCGTGTATTTCCCGAAGCCACCACATTGACCTTGCTCATACCCACGGCAAGCGGCGTGATCCTGCCGTCGGGGGTTACTTCAAGGGCTTTGTTGTCGCCGATGAACAGAACGCCGCCAAGTCCGAACTTGGGCAGGATCTGCGCCTCGATACGCGGCTGAGCCATATTGCTGACGGTGATTTCCGTCGGCGATTTCACGTCTATGCGGGTAGGCTGGTAAAGGTTTTGCGAACTCAGCTTGCCGACCAGTTCCTCCACCAGTGCGCGGGTGGCATTCGCCTTTTGCGCGGCAACTTCCGCAGCCTCGCGTGCCTCGTCCGTCCCTGAAAGGCGACGGTCTATGTCGGACGTGATTTCGCCGACATTGGTGTCAAGGAACAGCGTGAGCGCGTCGCGCACGCTGCCGCACGTATCTATGAGTTCCACAAAAAGGCTGCCCACCTGTTCAGCAGTTACGCTTTTGGCCATGACCGCGTCGCGAATGGCGACGGCCTTTTTTTTCAATAGCGCGGTGTCCAGTTCCGCGACTTTGTTCTCTGTCAATTCCATTATGCAAATACTATATCAAATGGGTTATCGAATAAGCGCGTAAGGACTTGCCCGCTTCCTGACACGATTTCCTTGCCGTTTTCCAAATCGGTAATAATCTGGTCTATCTTATCCACTGGCACATCGTCGGAAGGTTTGACCTGCGGCTGTTCGGTCGCGGGCAGTGCATAGGCCGTGGCAAGCAGTGCGTTCCATTCGCTCACCTCCATGTCTGTGGCGGGGACAATCCCGCGCAACGCATATTCCTGCTGCACTTTGGCATTTACGGTGTCGGCAACTTCCCACGTAAGCACCTGACCGTCACTCAGGCGGTCGGTAATGCCGAGGCCGTTGCGCCCGGCCAAGGAGAAAACTCCCTCTATGCCACCGAGACACTGCACCGATATGTCAAACAGGCTCTGCCTGTCCTTTACTGTTACTTCCATTATTCAACCGTTACCGTACTTTCGTCTGTTATGCTCACTTTGCGGACTTCCACGCCACAGGCTTTTATCATCTTCTTGGCACGGGCTGGCCACATCACGTCCTTTTCCCCACCGAGTTGCAGGTGGGTTTCCGCACCTATCAAAGGCAATTCCTTGAACTCGCCACGATTGGCAAGCAGCACATTCTCCACCACCTGCACCTCACAGGGGACTATGGCCGCCGTCTTACGTTCTACAAGCAGGTCGCCTGTCGTTATGTCCGTTACAAGTCCTTTCATTGCTTTACATTTTCATTCTCGTAATCTTCACGCTTGACTTTATTATGCTTTTTCGTGATGGCTGGCACTGTTATGGGAGTTGCATTTGTCTGCGCCGTTGCCGAACCGCTTACTGCCACCGATGAAGTCGGCAGCGTATGGGTGTGGTTATTGAAAGCGTCTATAAGTTCATTGATTTTATCTGTAATGTCTTTTACCTTGATTAACCCGCCCAACTGTCCACCATTAAGCACCACGCCGTCAGCAGTCAGTTCCACACTGGTTTCTTCACCTACATAAATGCGTGCGCCGTCTTCGTCCAGCACCGCACGGGTGGTCTTGTCGCTGACGACCACCTCCACGCTTTCCACATCATCGGTCAACAGGACAACGCCTGCACTGCCCTCGGCCACAAAACCGACCACGACAAAACTGCCGATACGCGGAAAGGACACGACACCGAAATTGCTGCCTTGGTTGGCCTGCAAGTTCACACCCAGCAGAGGCGCACCCTCGTCCAACGGGGTACAGTCCACCGTGCGCGTGTCTTTATACACTTTATCCACCGTACACATGAGGCTGACCGTAGGGCGGCCGCCTTGTGCCATTTTCCTGATTGTTTCTGCTATCCCGCTCATTCCGCTATCCTCATGCCGAGCGTGATTTCCTGACGGAATCCGCCCGTTCCGTATTTGATTACATTTTTCTTTACCTGATAAACGCCTTGCTTCTCGCCGTCTATCTTTATGCCGATGGCTGTCAGCTTATCCACCAACTGTGCCCCGAACGTGGTAAAACTGCCTGTAAGGCCATCATATTTCAGGCGTTTGATTTCCTGTTCCGCCCATGCTTTAAGTTCGCTTTCGCTCTTGTTGTAGGTGTGCAGCGTGCGGTGCTCACCGTCTGCGTCGCCGACTTCCACCTTGATTTTCTTGTTGTCAGGCATGAGCGACACGGCTTTTACGCGCAAGCGGATATTTGCTGCCCGCTGCTGTTCAAGGTTTTGGTCGCTGATGATATTTATACCCGTGGCAAATACTTGTGTGGGGCGGTCGGCTCGCTCAAAGAGGACACCACAGTATAGTATGGGTTGGCCGTCTTCATTACGGAAGAAACTGCGAACACCGTTCTCGCGCAGGTGGCCGAGCAAGGCGGCCACGGTATCGGCAGTTACGCGGTACTGCCCGAGGTGCTGTTCACCCATCACTTTGATTGTATAAGGCAGGTCTTGTTCTTTCAGCAGCGTTTCAATGGTAACGCTCGTGTAGGCTTTCTTCTTCGTCGGGGTCTGTTTGAGTTTGAACATCTCATCTTCACAAGTCAGCACGACGGGGGTCTTGAAGCCCACATCACGCACATAGCCCACAAAGGCGGGTTGCAGGGTATCGTCATAACCGAGCCACACCTTTACACCATCACCGCGCCGCACCGGGATTTCCGTCGAGCCGTCCCACTTGGTACGTTTCGGCAGTGTGATTTTGCAAACGTCGGTCAGCTGTTCGGTGTCGAGGGTGATTTCCACCTCCGTAACCTTGTCTATCTGCCACGTCTTTGCGCCCGTTATCTCTATTTTAGCCGAAAGCCTGTACATTTGAAAGGTATTTAATCGGTAATTAAATGCTGTTTAATAGTCGGTGCTGTACACGTTGTATTCCTCATCGCTCACGGCTGAAAGGCTTACACTTTGGTAATTGCTGGCCGTGTCCTGCGTTACGGAAAAACTTTTTATCACAAGGCGGTTGATGTCGAACACGTCCAAAAAATCGCTTTGCACGGAAAGGGCGGCCTTTTCGTCCAGAAAGGTACGCAGTTCCCGCAAACCATCGGCAGGGTATTCGTCCACGATGACACCATCACGGACGGCAGCAATCCCCACTACTATATTGAGGTTATAGTCTCCGTCATTGATATATTCTTTCACCGTGCCGTCCATTCCAACCATCTGCGTGGAAACAATGTTTTTCTGACGGCTCACGGCCACGACCGCGTCATTCATCACCAAACGGTCGCCAGCAGCGTTCTCGAACGTCAGGCAGCAAAGCACATAACGCTCCGTCCAATAGCTTTTGTCGGTTATCGGACTGGTAAGGCCGCGCGTAGTCAGATTATTGCCGCTCCCGTCCCACGATGGCTCTTTACCTGTACGGGAGGGCTGGAAGCGGTAAAGCAATCCTTTGGCCTGTGTGGCAGCACCTGCCGCCACAAATATGAAACTTACAGGGGATAACATCACATTGCTAAATTTACATCATTCAATGCCGAAAGCAGGGCTTCGGCCACCATATCTTTGACACGCGAAACATCACCTTGCAGGTTGGTCGTATGTACCTCGAAACGCTCCACCAGCTTGTCCACGTTTACCGTTATGCTTCGGATTTTCTCACTGCCTGACGTGCCGCCTGCCACCGTTCCAAGACTGCCTGCCGTGGGGTCAGGCTGAACCGATGGCGGATCGACATGCGGAACTTCTCCAAAGGCAACCGTGCCGTTTTGCTTCTCCTTGGAGTTCTTAGCCGCGTCCTCTTTTTTGGCCGCCGCCATTTCCGCGTCGTATGCCTCGTTAAAAGCCTTGCCTATTTGACTGCCATAGTCAGAAAAGCCCTTTTTCAACTTGAAGAGTGCCGCGTCTATGCCGTCGCCGTCAAGGCTGAAACAGGCTTTTATCAAATCGCCGATGGCACTGAACGTCTGTTTGGCCAGTTCTCCGATACCTGCAAACACGGTCTTGAAAGAAGCCCAAAGCCCTTTCAGCACGGCGCGGAACTTGGCCGACGTATTCCAAAAATGCACACCTATGGCCACAAGGGCGGCAATGGCAGCGGCAATCCAGCCGATGATCGGAATGTTCATAATGGCCACGCCGACCGCACGGCAGGCAGTAACGGCAGCCAGTTTGAATGCGCCGAAAGACGCGGAAGCAATACCCGCAAAAGTGGCAGAGGTAGCACCGCCCGTTACCAATGAGACAACCAGCGCGCCAAGACCTTTCAGGGCTTGGAACACGCCGACCGTGGCGAAACGCAGCACGGCCAGCGTGGCGCGGGCAATGTTGATCAAAAATCCATTGGAGGCAAACTGGCCTGTTACCAGTTCGCGATTCATCATCTGCAACTGGATACGTGCCACATATACGCCCCTTTGGATATTCGACCACATGGAAGCCCACTGCAACCCTTTTACCCACGCCATGCCCTTGCTTACGCCCAGTATCAACGGTATCAGCTGCGAAACAGGGACAAGGGTCTGCGCCACCACACTGGCATAAATGCCGAAATCTCCTGTCAGGTTGGCCACGCTGATTTTGGCGTCCTCCAACAACTGATTCAGGCGCGCCTGCTTTTCCGCCTTGCTCTCCATGACAATGGCCGCTTGTTCCTCTGCCGACGCTGTGCCTGTAATGGCAGTTGTCAGCCTGCCGAGTTCGTCGCTGCCCTGTACCAAAGCGCGGGCGGCGTTGGCGTTCTCCATACCGAAAAGTTTGGAGAACAACGCAGCGTCCCCTAAAACAGGTTTGAGCATATCCAATCGTTCTTTGAGCGACATGCTCGTGTCTGCGAGCTTTACCACATCAATGCCAGCGGCCTGCAAGGCTTCTCGGGTGTCCTTGGGCATGAAACGGCCTTGTCCGAGTATGGCCAACGTATTACGCAAGGCCACACCGCCCTCGCTGCCTTTCTTGCCTGCCTTGTCAAGCACCTGTATGGCAGCGTTGGTTTCCTCGAAACTGACGTTGGCGGCTTTCGCTGCCATACCGCACTGCTCCAATGCCATCTTGGTGGCGGGAAGTTCCGCGCTGCCCGCCTGACTAGCCGCCGCCATGACATTCATCATTTCAGCCATCTTGCGGCTGGCCTCCATCGGATCGGCCAAACTCACGCCGTACTGGTTCATGGCCGTTGTCAAGACCTCGGCGGCGGCCGTGCCGTTATTGCCCATCAGTTTACTGGTGGTCTGTATGCTGTTGCCCATCGCCTGCAAGGCTTCGGGGAACTTGCCCAATTCAGGGGACAGTTGCGAAAGGAGTAGCTTGTAGCCCTCCACAGCCGTGGAAGCGTCCGTACCGAACACCTTTGCACTGCTGCGGGCATATCCCTCTATTTCGGAAAGGTTTTTTCCTGTTACTCCCGCAACGGCACTCAAATCGTGCATTTGGCGGTCAAGGGACACGCCCGCCTCGGTAAAGCCACTTATGGTATTGCTCAGTTTCTCCGCGTAGTTGCTGGCTAAGTCAAGCACGGCAAGCCCCTGCGCAAAGCGGGTAACTTTACCCTGCGCACCCTCAACAGAAGCGGAAAACCTGCCTGTGGCCTCCGTTATTCCGTTGATGGTGGCAGAATAATTACCCCCGATATTAAATAGATAGTCGAAACTTTGCATACCTCGTTTTTTTTCCTTACTTTCGCAGTGTGTTAATTGTAAACATTATGTCTATGTTAGACAGCATAATGGCGTTTTTCCTCCAAGTGGCCACGGTGATGATTTACATCGGGCTGCTCGTTATGCCGTTTTACCTTGTCTTTGCCTTTGTCCGCGCATGGCGTAAGGACAAAAGAGCCTCACGATCCACCGCCGAACAACGCGGCTAACATTTCGGCGTGTTTCTTCAAACGCCAGTTTTCCAGCCATAACGCCTGCGCATAATGCGCCGCCCAGTCCTCATAACCACCAACCGTCGGGTCTATGCCCAAATTGGAACGTATCAAGGCGCAGCCTTTCTCAAAACCTGCCAAACCGTCGTCGTCAGGCAGCAGGTGCGCCTCTACAAGTTTTTTATGGACGACAGGCAACTGCTGAACATATCACCCAGTTTCTTGGTCACTTCCAAAAACAGGATAGCGTCCTGCCTCAGTTGCGAACTTCCACCTAGCCAACAGTTGTCGAACATCACTTCGGCACTTTTGATTTCGTCCGTTTTGGCGACTTTCGTAACGGCGGCCATTGTTTCCAATTTCGGGCGATGGAAATAGCCGACGTGCATTTCGTCGCCGTCCACCACGTCAATGCGCAGCACCTTGCCGTGTTTCTGTTTCCACTGCGCCACCTGTTCGGGGGAAATGCCGCCGTCGATGGTTGTCTGAGCGGCCTTTTCCATGTCTTTTTCTGTCTTGTTTTCCATACTTTTGTTTTTTAGTGATTCCATTCTATATGGGACGGGACAAGTTCAAGTTCCACCTCCTGCCCAGTATCGCCCTCTTTCCATTTGCGGCTGTTGCCTTTGAACTGACAGTTACGGATTTTGTCCGTGGTTACAATACCGCTGTCGGGAAGATAGGTTACTGTAATGTCAAAGGGGGCGATGTCCTGTATGCGGCCGTTGGGGGCTTGCCGCTGGATAGCCTCCACTTCTTCCTGATACAGGATAATTTTTGCCGAGGGAGTGATACGGCCTTTTGCTCGGCCGACAGGGTGGCGGCCAGCACCGTATTTGTTGACCACTTCCTGATCGTCTCCATATTCCACTCCGACAATGCCTGTTACAGGCACGCCGCTGATAGAGGTAACGATGTCCGCCCAAGAGTAGAGCATTCCGTTTACCAAGGGAATGCCGTTGTTGATTGTACTTGCCATTGTTATACTGATTTAGCGAAACCGATTTTAACTTTAATTTTACGCATTACCCCGACAGCCACCTGCTTGATGACTATTTCAACCGTGCTTGTACTCAATACGTCCTGTTCAGGGTCGATTTCTACTTTGTAGCCACTGAGTTCGCCAGCCTTTTCCATATCTTCCAATGCTTTATTGGCCGTGGTTTCAAGGTGGGTTACACTGTATGACTGCATTTTGCCTGTGTCGGGGTCTATATAGACGTTTCCGCCCAGTTCGGGAATGAGGTAGGTGCGTATGCCGCGCACGGCCTTATCCATCGTTCGCACGCTTTCGATCATGGCGTAGTCGCTCGTGGCACTGTCCATCGTGTGACTGTCGTTCACATAACTGCCAGCCTGTCCCACATGGGTAACAAGAAACAGGTAACGTGCCGCGTCCAGCTGCTCGATGAGCGCGCTGTCAAGATTGCGCAGGAGCGTGCCGTCCCCAAAGGCAGGGACGGAAATACCAGTGGGAAACTGCTTTACCCAACTGATGGACTGGTGGACGGCGGCAGCCGAAAGCAAACCGAGCATTACACCGATACTGGACACGCTGCTTTTCGTGGCTTTGTTGTCCGCATGAGTGTAGAGTTCCGCACCCGTATCGCTTCCTGCCTGCGAGATTACCACACTGACACGGCACTGGTTCGCCCCCGCTATGTCGGTCGGCAACTGCTTGACGTTTTCCACTTTCGGGGCATAAAGAACGGAAAGCGGCGCGTTCACAAGGTCGAGCGCGTCGGCCACGCCTTGAATGGCCGTCAGGTCGGCGGCGGCAAATGCCTTGTCGCCGCACCATATACCCATCTGCCGAATACGGCCACCCGCAAAATTCTGCACGGTCTTGATTTCGGCAAAGGTGTACGATTCCGCTTTGGCGAAAAGGCCGACATAAAGCGATATGGCGGGATTGACACGGAATATCTCGGAAAGATGATAATGCAGCACCCTGACCGCCCAACTGTCCGCGTCGGCTGTGATACCCAACGCCTCCGCCGTGTCGATAGTGGAAACGGCCTGCACACGCTCCGTCTTGAAAGCCTCGGGGGTTTCCTCACTGGTCAGATAGGCGATAAAGCCTGAAACATGGTCTTCGCCCGCCAGACTTTTAGGCACGTTGCCGTTCTGTCTTATGATTTCCAGTTTATTCATTCCCGTTACTTTTTAACTGTCAATATACTACGGTTTGACAGGTTGGCGGCGTGGTTTTTCGCGTCGCTCTCCTGCTTGAACACCATGCCGTCGGAGGTTACGAAAACCTGTGCGAAGCCGTGTTCCTGAATGGCGGCCTTACCGACCTTTTCCAGTACGCTGGTAGTCTTTTTCTTGTCGGCTGTGTCCTTGTTTTGTTCAGCCGCCTTTCCTTTCTTGGCCTCGGCCTGCTCTTTCGGAGCGATGGCGGTCTGCTGGGTGGTTTCTTTATTTTCCATTTCTTACGAATTTGATTAGTTTGTACAATAGCCATAAGGCGATAAATAACACGGGGATCAGCAGAATGCGCTGCAACTGGCTTTTCAGGCTGTCCGCAAAGGAGGGCTTTTCTTCGGCCGTTTCTCCTGTTGTTTCCAGTTCTCGGCTGTGGTCTGCGGTCTGCTGGCGCACATCGGTGTCCACCTGTACCTGACCCGTTGCCTTTTCTTCCGCACACTCTCTGCTTGTGGACTTCTGACGAACCACGGCTTTGACTGGCGGCAGCCCTGTACTGTCCGAAGCGGGCTTGTCGGTATCAAACAGTATGATGTCCGTTTCAACCTCGTCCGTGCGGCTCACAAGCCGCCGCATTTCGGTTTGTACGGTTTGGCGCACCATACTGTCAAGCCGTGCCTGCACATCTTTATTTAGCGTTCTTTCCGCTTCGCTGCGTATCACCTGCCTCTGCGACGAGCAACTCGCGAGACACAGGGCAACTGTCAGCCATAGGGCATGTCGGTATCTTTTCAACCGCTTTCCTGAATTTGTCCACATCTTTGCGCAATGATTTGATTTCAGACCTGAGCGGGGTTACAATATGCTCCATAAGGATGTCGCTCGCCTTGCGCACGTTTTCCAGTTCGTTGCTCTCCACTTCCGTAAGGGTCTGTTTCATTTCGGCGCGCAGCTTGCCGAGTTCCAAGTCATATTTCTGACGGAGGACACGGCTGTTCACCCATGCCCCCAAAGGGGCGGATATGGCGGCCACAATGGCCGACACGACTATGGTTGTAATTTCTCCGCTCATTCCTGATTTACTGGTTTATGCCGATACTTTTAAGCCATTGGGGGACATCGAACGACGGGCAGGCTTTTGCCGCCAGTTGGTTATGCCCCACGATTTTGACTGTGGGGTGCTTGCGGTGAAAGTCCAACACATAGCGTTTCAACGCCTCTTTTTGGGCTGGTGTACGGGTGTCCTTTGCTTTCTGTACATTGTTGGCATCTACACCGCCCGCATAGACGATATGCCTGCTCACACTGTTGTAACCTGCCGCTCCGTTCGTTATCTCCCAAGGATCAACATTCGCGTCTTCATTGTTCGCCACCAAACGCTCCACGCGGCCGTCCGTATGGATAAGGTCGGTATAACCTACCTGCTTCCAACCTCGCCCGCCCGCACTGACGGGGGCGGTGTGCCACCGCCTAATATCGGCAGCGGACACATCGCGCCCCTCAGGAGTGGCAGTACAATGGATAACGAGATATTTTAACTTTGCCATTTCTTACGCTTTTGCCGGAATGTCTGATATAATCGCACCAAGGCTGTTTTCCGCTTTCAACGGCAGACAAATGCCCCACTTGCGGAAGTTCACGAGGTTGCGGTGATAAAGCGGATCTTTGGAAGCCTCGCTGTGGTAGAACTGAACCGAACCGTTGGCTTTCATCATGCGACCGTTGAAATAGAACACGGAAGCCTGACGGTCTGTGGCGGAGGCAGGTACTGCGCCCCAAGCGAGTTTCGTCTTGTCCGACACCTTGTAATGCGGCGTACCGTCGTATTCGTAAATATCGAAGCCGTACAGACGGGCGATTTTACCCTCCGTCTGATTAATGTTGTAGTGATCCTTGAACTTCTGGTCGGTTTCCAACAGGTCATTGATATGGTCGCTGCACAATACCATGATACGGTCTTTCTTCGGCATTTTCATCTTGTCGCAGGTTCTTTTCGCCGCCAAAAGGTCGTTTGCCGTAAACTTCTTGCGTGTGCCGTCGGTCGTGGTTTCGCCTGTGGTAAGCAATACGGGCGTGGTGTCCGTGTGCTTGCTCGGCGCAATGGCGTGGATAGCCTTTTCGCAGACTTTCTCACGCAACGATTCACGATGTCTTTCCTGAACGCTGGCCATCTTGTCATAACTGCAAGCGTGCAGTTCATCATCGGTTACAGGCGTGGCCGTGGTGTCGAAATATTCGAGTGAAATAGGTTTGTCCGCATCTTCAAGGGTCTCGATGTTCAACGGATATGTCTTATTGTTCACAAGGACGGTCGGGTCGCCGCCGATTTCAGTAAAATGGATAACGTCATTGTCCACATACTGGTCATAACTGCGAATGCGGTCATACCAGCCCAGACTTTCAGCAGCAGTGCGGAACGCCTTAATCATTTCGCCTGTCCAAATCTCTGTGAACACGCCCTCGCAGGCAGCACCTTTCGGCAGGAACGATCCCGCAACAAGCGACACTACATTACCTGCAACCGCACCAGTCAGGGCACTGCCACCCAATACCGTGGAAATGGTTGCACCCGCCACGCTGTTAAAAGCTACGGCGGCAATCAACGCGACAAAAGCCGCAAAATAAATCTTAAAATTCTTCATTATCGACTATAAATAAAAGTTACACATTCAGGTCGTATTCAGCTTTATACAGACGGGCGTATTCCGTCGGATTCTCTTTTTTCAGGGTCGGCACTTCATCGGCAGGCACTTCCGACAACTTCGCGTATGTCTTATGACCGCCTGCGGGCTGGTCGCTATGCTGGTGAATGACCTCCGTAGGCTTCTTGGTCGGTTGCATAAGTTCCAGCGTTGTGCGCAGGCTTTCAATACCCGCAGTCTTGCCGAGGTTTACGAAATGCTCCTTTTTGTCCTCTGTGATACGCTTTTCCGCGACCGCACCGTCCACAAGGGCGGTAATACTGGCGAGTTGGAGGCTGTCTGCCTTGTCCGCCTTTTCTTTCAGCAAGCGCAACGCGCTCACCGCTTCCTGCTCGGTGGCCGCTTCGGACAATCCGAGCAATTGCAAAATTTCCTTGTTCATGCTTGATTTTAATTGGTTATTTGAATTATCGTTTGTGTCCTCAGAGGCAGTTCCCGAGGACAGTTTTTCCCTATCCAGTTCCAACAGGGGCAGAACATCGTTCGCCTCACCCGCCGCAAGTCTCAACATCTTGCCGCTGGTGTCGTACAGTTGCAGGGCTTCGTCATTGCCACCCATATCCACGATACTGACTTCTTCCAGTTTGCAGCGTACAATGGTCGCACGGGTCTGCCCCTGCACCAAATACTCGGGGGCGTTGCTTACTTCCAGTATGGCAATGCCAGCGGAAGCCATGCGCAGAAAACCGTTCTCCCACTTGCTTTCTATCTTCTTGGCAAAATCGTCGTTTTGGTCGAACACAGGCGTGCCGATAAGACAGTCGCCATCTATACGCAGATTTTCCATGCGTCCGATGGGCATGGAATCACGCTCGAAACTGCGGCGGTGCATCCACAAAAGGAGCGGATTTTTCCGATACTGGGTCAGGTCTATGCCCGACGTAAGGACGCGGCTGCCGTAACAGTTCAGGCCGCTGGTGCTTATGATTACTTCCTTTGCCATTCGTCTTGTCTTAAAAAATGCGGGCTGCCGTCCAAATGCAAAAAGATGGGACAACCCGCGAACACAATCTTATTTACCTCAAAACTATTGTTTGTTGCGGGAGTGGGAATCGAACCCACGACTTTGAGGGAATGAACCTCACGAGCTACCGCTGCTCTATCCCGCGATGTTTTACGCTGCAAAGTTGCAGGGATTAAAACACCCCGACAAAAAGAGTGTAAAACTTTGCATATCTTTTTTTTAGTATCGCCGAAACAGGCCACTTTTGCACCGTAAAAAACGCCCGCATGGGTTATGTATCACAATCAAATATGAATGGCAACAAAGAAAGAACTCGAAGAAAAAAGAGAGTACGCACGCCTGCTTTTCATGCAGGGGGAAACGCAAAAGGTCATTGCGGAAAAAGTCGGCGTTTCAGCCGTAACGGTCAATAAATGGGTCGCGGAAAACGGCTGGCAGGAACAGCGGGCGGCGGCAAACATCACGCGCCCCGAACTGGTGAACAAACTGCTGCACACCATAGACAGGCTTATCGAACAGGTGAATGAAAGTGAAGACCCCGAAGCGATGGCGGGACTGGGCGACAAGCTGGCCAAATTATCGACCACTATTGAACGCCTCGACAAAAAAGCCTCCATCGTGGACGTGATAGAGGTCTTTATGGCTTTCAGCAAATGGATGCAGTTCCGCATGTCGTTTGACGATGAGATTACACCCGAACTGCTCAAAACCATCAACAAGTATCACGACCTGTATATCAACGAACTGTTGCAAAACAAATTCAACTAACGGCCTATGGCTTCAAAAGCGGATTTAAAGGAAGCCGTCGAAAGATGGCAGAAACACTGCGAAACGGTGCAGCAGGCCACCGTCGTAAATACTGCGGAAACGGCAAGGGACAAGGCAGCGCGTATCAAGCGCGTGCGTGCCGACTATGCCGCTTTCGTGGACTATTATTTTCCGCACTACACCGTCAATCCCGAAACTGGCAAGCAGACACCGTGCGCACCGTTCCACATCAAGGCGGCGGACAAGGTTCTGAAAGAACGCAACCTCAAAGCGGCTTTCAAATGGCATAGAGGTGCTGCCAAATCCACCCATTTGGATATTTTCATACCGCTGTGGCTCAAATGTCAGGAGACACGCCAGCTTAACGTCATGGTGCTGGTAGGCAAAAGCGAGGACAATGCGAACACCCTGTTGGCAGACATTCAGGCGGAATTACAGTTCAACCAACGGTATATTCACGATTTCGGAGAACAATATAACAACGGTTCATGGGAGGAGGGCGAGTTCGTAACCAAGGACGGAACGGCATTCTTCGCACGTGGTCGCGGGCAGTCGCCACGCGGACTGCGCTACCGTTCACACCGTCCCGACTACATCGTTATTGACGACCTCGACGATGATGAGCTTTGCGAAAGTCCCGCCCGCGTCACACGCCTGACGAACTGGGTAAAAGAAGCCTTATTCGGAGCATTGGACGGCGGACGCGGGCGTTTCATCATGGTGGGCAACCTCATCGCCAAAAACAGCGTGTTGGCCAATATCTGCGCCATTGACGGCGTACACGTATCGCAGGTGAACATTTGGGATAAATACGGCAATGTGTCATGGGCGGCTAAATGGTCGCCCGAAGAAGTGAGAGCCATCGAGAAGTTCCAAGGCTACCGATCGTTTCAAAAGGAATACATGAACAACCCCATCACCGAGGGCGCGGTATTCCGTAACGACTGGATCAAGTGGGGAAAACTGCCCGAACTTAAAAAGTTCGATGAACTGGTACTGTACATCGACCCCTCATTCAAAGGCACGACAAAAAATGACTACAAGGCAGCAAAACTGTGGGGAAAAACAGGCTCGCAGTTGTGGCACATCAAAGCGTTTGTAAGACAGTGCAGCGTGGCCGAAATGGTGCGTTGGCTGTATGACCTGTACGAATGGAGTTTGCAGCAGGGTATCGCGATAAAGTGGTACATGGAAGCCAATTTCATGCAGGACACGATTTTGGACGAGTTCCGCCGCGAGGGCGATTTACGGGGCTATCAGTTGCCAATCAGCGCGGACAGGCGCAAGAAGCCCGACAAGTTCCAACGTGTCGAAGCCATAAGCCCCCTGTGGGAACGCGGTTTTGTAACATATAACGAAGCGGAAAAGGACGATCCCGATATGCAGGCGGGTATCGAACAGACACTTGCTTTTGAGAAAGGTATGCGTGGCCATGACGACGCACCCGACGCCGATGAGGGTGCGATATGGTATCTGCAACGCGACACACGTATAAGTAGTTTCACCCCGTCGTTCGGCAGGCGGAACAATGCAAAAAATGTATCATGGTAAGAAAATTAATCAAGGCTTGGGTCTTTGAATGGCGCATGAAACGCGCCATCAGAAAAGCGAAGCACGACGCTGAACTGTACGGCAAGAAATTCCTTGTACTGGTGTTTCACGGAAAACCTGTCGTCGTTTCCATGCAGGGAATTAAGCAACTGATCAGGAAACGCCGTTTTTCAAAGGATTTCACGGCTGAAAAGGCAGTGAAGTGTGCAATATACATCGCATGCCCGAACACTAAAAATTAGGCCGAATGTTCCTCACTGTTGAAGATTACAGAAGCGTGTGCGACGACTACGAAATGGAGCAGCTTTCCGCACTGACGGACGATCGGTTGGCGGCGGAACGTGCGGCACTGGAACAGATAGGAAGCTACACGCGACACCGATATGACATGGAAAAGGCATTTGCAGCCGAGGGAGAGGACAGGAACGCCATGCTGGTGCAGTGTGCCGTGAACATCACGCTTTGGCTGATGATACACCGCCTGCCGCAGAACATGGGACACGAGCGGCGCGAATGCCTGTATAACGACAGCATAAAGTGGCTGCGGGACGTGCAGAGTTCAAAGGCTTCACCTGAGCTGCCCACCTATGTGAGCTGCGACGGAGACACGGACGCGCACAATCCCGTGCGATTCGGCTCAATGCCGCCCAACAGATACGATTATTAAACGGTATTTAATCACTTGTTAAATGGATATTATAAGCAGCATAAAACAGGTATTTTCACGACCGGCCAACGCCAGCGCGGAAATGGACAGGCTGGTGCGGTTTGCCAAAAGCAAACAGGGCATTAAGCTGACCGCACAACTCATGCAGCAGACCGACAGTCTGACAAAAAAGGACATTGCCGTATGGAGGCAGGCGTGGCAGGCGGCCATCAGTGTGGAAACACCCAACCGCGCACGCCTGTACGACGTTTATACGGATTGTACAGTGGATTTGCACCTGACGGGCTGTATCGGCCAACGGAAAGGCAAGACCCTGCAAAAGGAGTTCCGTTTGGTCGGCAAGGACGGCAAGGAAAACGAAGCAGCCACAGTCTTGCTGAAAAAGGAGTGGTTTTTCGACTTCATGGACTTGGCTCTTGACAGCCGTTTTTGGGGACACAGCCTCATACAGTTGGGGGATATTATACGCGACGAGGACGGTATGCGCTTCGATGGTGTGGAACTCGTACCGCGCAAACACGTATGCCCTGAGTATGGTGTAATTACACGCGAGCCTGCCGCCGACTGGCGCACTGGCATACCGTACCGCGAAGGGGATTTCGCACTTTGGTGCATTGAGGTGGGCAAGCCCAAGGACTTGGGGCTGTTGCTCAAATGCGCACCCTCCTGTATCAGCAAAAAGAACATGCTGGCCTTTTGGGACATGTTCGGCGAGATATTCGGCGCACCCATGCGCGTGGCACGTACCAACACCACGGACGAAAAGGAACGCAGCCGCATAGAACGGTCGCTCGACAGTATGGGGGCGGCGTTTTGGGCATTATTCCCCGAGGGTACGGACATTGAGATTAAAGAAAGCAGCCGGGGCGACGCATACAATGTTTACGACAAACGCGTGGACAGGTGCAACAGCGAACTTTCCAAAGGCACGCTTATGCAGACGATGACCATCGACAGCGGATCGTCCCTTTCACAGTCGGAAACGCACCTCGAAATTTTCGAGGACGTTGTCGCGGCTGACGCTCGTATGATTTCTTGCATTGTGAACGACAAACTGCTCCCACTCATGGTAAAACACGGTTTTCCTGTGAAAGGACTGTCATTTGAATGGGACAATGCGGCCACTTTCAGCCCTGCGGAGCAGCGCGAAATGGAGCGCGTACTGTTGGAATACTACGAAATAGACCCGCAGTATTTCATCGACAAATACAACGTGAACATCACAGGAATACGCCAAGCAAAAACGCAGCCAGACGCTTTTTTCGGGTAAGCCCCACGCAAACCGTGGGGCTGCGCAGCGGGTACGAGGCTTTCAACATGGCCGTGGAAGCTCTGTACAAAAGCGAAATAATGACACTGGCCGACAAGGACAAACGCCCCTTTGATTTTGACGACACACTTTTTGAAGCCGCCGCAAGGTTGGTGTATGAAAGCAGGGGCTTCGATTTGTCGCAACTGGAAGACCCTGCTGCGAGGGCGGTCATTGAAGAAACGCTGCGGGTGCTTTCCACGGCCATAGACAGCGGGCTGCCTCACGAAGTGCCTGCCACCTTGCGCCACGCGCTTGAAAACAACGCTTTCATATTTTCGGGCTTCAAAACGTTCCACGCTATGCGCGAGGTCGGTATTTCCATGATTACGGAAAAAGGCGATATTAAGCCGTTCGGAGATTTCCTTGCCGACGTAAGGAAGATTAACGAGAAATACAACCACAACTACCTGTACGCGGAATATAACCACGCACTCGGCGCGGCACAAATGGCAGCCAAGTGGCACGACTTCGAGCAGGACGGGGACAGGTACAATTTGCAGTACCGCACGGCGGGCGATAACAAGGTGCGCGAGGAACATGCGTTGCTGCACGGCACGACCCTGCCACCGTCCGATCCTTTTTGGGACAGATTCTATCCGCCTAACGGCTGGAATTGCCGCTGCACAGTGGTACAGGTGCGTAAAAACAAATACCCCCTGTCCGATCCCGAATTGGCCAACAAGCGCGGTGAGAATTGCACCGACGGTATAAAACGGCAGATTTTCCGATACAATGCAGGAAAAACGTTGGAATTGTTCCCGCCCAAGCACCCATACACGAAAGTGCCCAAGGAGGCAAAAACCGTCATTCAAAAAATAGCGGCAGAAGAAATGAGGCAGAAACGCATTCAGGAAATGGTCGCCGAACTGCCCGACAGCCTGACGCAGGAAGAAAAGCAGGCCATCGCAACGCATAACATAAACATAGAGGAGGCTTTCGGAATAACCAAAGAAGCCGCTATGGACTATGAGCAGGCCAATAAAGGCAAAGAAAATCCCAACTATACAAAGGGTGGTGGTTACTATGTAAATTGCCAAACGTGTACTGTTACCCATTGGTTGCGCCGCCTTGGATTCAATGTCGAAGCCAAACCCAATATAAAAAACAGTGCCTACAAAGAATTGGAAAAACAAGGGCTTACATGGCAACAGCGTTTTACAAACTTGGACGGGTCAGATGTGGATTATGACATGACTTATAAATGGCAAAGAAGAAAAGGGTACAATGTGATGAACGCTAAAAGGCTTAATGAATACCTGTCCGAAAAACTCAACCAAGACGGCGTTTATGAGATTTATTGCGCGTGGAAAAATGGAAATGCACACGTTTTCTGCGCAGAAGTTACAAATGGTAAAGTTCGATTCTTTGACCCTCAATCAGGTAGCAACGATGTTAAAAGTTATCTGCCAAGAATGAAATCAAGCAGGGTCGGAGTTTTACGCATTGACAACAAGTTAGTAAATCCTAAACTTAAAAACTTATTCATCAACAAATAATGTATCTGATAATTTCAGGGCTTGCTCACCGCTTACAATACGGCAGCCGTTCTCCTTGACAAGGACAAAAAGCGGCAATCCCATCGGTATAGGGAATCCGTTGTCGTCTAACTGCATAAGAGAATATATCTTCTCATTTTCAACAGTAGCGACATACTCAGAATGATTACACCCATATTCATTTTGATATTGGATAACTTCTGATGGTATTATATGTTTACCTCCAACTGCCATTATGCCACAAAATTAGCGATTATTTTTCTTAATACTCAACTTTATGGACGAAAAAATCAAAATCACCGCCGAATTAGGCAAAGAAAAGGTTTCTGCACTGTTTTATCTGTTAGGCGAGGAACTTACACCTGAACGTTGGGAAGTGCTTTCAAAAGCCCCGATTTTATTAAATTTTGAAACGCTGGATAAAGAGGACAGGCGAAACGCAGAACTGCTGCTTGCCTCGCTGGCCATAGCCACTATAAAATTAGAATGATAGACGGAGAACAACTGAAAAGGGATATTCTATCCGATATGCGGGTGGAACTGTCGGACGAGTTCGATAAGAACTTCGAGCGTAAAGCCTTTTTTTCCGAGAAATGGAAACAGCGCGCCAATCCGAACCACAAAGGCTCACTTTTGCTCGTTACTGGTACTATGCGCCGCTCCATCAAGGCAGAAGTCAAAGGCAACGGCGTGCGTTTTTCGTCCGCCGTACCATACGCGGCCATACACAACGAGGGCGGACAAGGGGTAAGACCTGTCAGGGCGCACACACGCACCAGCAAAAAAGGCAAAAGATACGCGGTAAAAGCACATACGCAAAAATTCAAAATGCCCAAACGCCAGTTTGTCGGAGACAGCAAACGCACCCAAGAGATAATAAAAGGGTGTATCGCCGACAATTTGGCGGCATACAACATTCAACTGACTAAATTTCTGAAAAAGCAATGAGAAAGCAGATTTATCAAGCCATTTGCAACCGCTTGGCCGAATGTACGCCCGACGTGGCTTTCATTGATTTGTGGAACAACAATATCGCCACGCTGAACGGCGGCAAGGTATGGCCAGTTCCCGCCGTATTCGTGGAATTTGAAACGATTGAATGGCGGCAGATGAACAGGGGCGCACGCAGGGGCGATGTGGCCGTCCGCCTGCATATCATCACACGTACAGTCGCCACTAACGGCAGCAAGGACAAAAGACAGGAAAGCGCACTGGCATATTTCGACCTCATAGACCGAATTAATGCGGCCATGCAGCGGTTGAGCGGCGAAAATTTTGCGGGTTTCATGCTCACAACCTCTGCTACCAACCACGACCATGCGGAACTGATCGAAAGCGTAGAACGGTATGTAACGTCGGCACAGGATATTACAGCCATGCCACAAAATGTAAAGGCCGTACCGATAAAGGAGGCCGTTTTGCATAAAGGATAAAAGAAGTCCCAACAGCCGATTGGACTGCCGGGACTTCTTTTTAATCAAACAGGCTCAACTGTCGGGGATCTTCTTTGGGGCGAGTGGTCGGTATGCCTAAATAGTTCAGATAGGTGCGGTAACAAATTTTATAAGCAGGATAAACATAGTTACGCCAAACTGACTTATAGCACCGACTGTTGTTTCCAGCCTCGTAATGTTGCTCTGTAATGACCCTCACGGCCTTTACACGCTCCAATGTGCTTTTGTGGTGTTTGCGCTTCTCCATCTGCTTAAAAATTTATACCTTTGCAAATGTCCTTTTGTATCAAGGCTCTGCGCTGGTTTCATTTTGCAGATGGAGCTGGCGCGGCTTTTTTTAATCGACATCGGTCATGCCCAACGGGACAATCACCCAAGCACCTTTATCGTTCTTGTATTCAGCGCGGATATACTTCTTTGTCTCCGTCGGTTGGTAGCTCTCCTCGATAATCCTTACTCCCTCTATAAACTTCTCATCGCCCGTCTCTTCGGCCATCTTGCGAAGTTGGAGCACGCGGCTGGCTTTGATGTTGCCCTGACCGTCGCGGGACAACAGGCGCAGAACAGCGTTTACGAGGGCTTTGCTGGTTTCGTCCTTGGCAAGGCTTTGGATATAACCTTTTACCATTGCAATGCCGTCCTCCACAGTATCGCGGTAGCCGTCTATGGTATTCACTCCGAGCGTAAGGCGCAAACGGCTGTCGCTGGTAGTGAACGTATGGCTGCGCTGGTCATCTTTGGTTATGCCCAAAACTTCGGACTTCATTTTCAAGATGGTTTCAAAATTACCGAACACCGTGTTCTTGACCGTCTTAATCTGCTCGCTCAATTCGCGCAGTATCGGTATTGTTGTCTTTATTTCCTCATCGACCATCGCCGCATAACTCTCGCGCTGCCGCTTGCGTTCGGCGGCTGCCGCTTTCTTTTGTCTTTCTGCCTTGAACGCCTCATATTCCTGACGTTCTTCCACTGTCATTTCTACTTGTTCCATTTGAATAGCGTTTAAATAGTGATTATTGTTCTTTTTTTACACTGTACCCTTTTCCTTTTAAGTATATCGCAATATAATCATCGTCCCCGATATCCTTTAAGACATCGAAAAGATAGTCTCGCACATAATTTGATACAGATTCAGAAGTTGCCAAATCTATGTTTGCAGAAATAAATTTCACTTTTTCAGTTCTGCTTAATTCACGAAAAGCATTTTCAATTTTACCCATAATAAAGATTGATTAAATAGTTATTAATTACCGTTTATTCGTCGCCGTTTTCTATATCTTCCCGAAACTCCATTATATCCGCCTGTGTACTCGCCCAGTCTGCAAGCTGTCGCAGATACTCGATATATTCCGACATTTCCAGTTCGGCAGTCGTTTCAGCTACAAAACGCTGCACTTCAAGGAGCACATTTGCCATTTTATACACACAGATAAATCAGATATAACACAAGAACCTGAATGGCCTGACCGACCAAACCGCCCAACACCGTGGCTACAATGTCCAGCCAGTCCCATTTACCGCCATAGGCGTAGTCTTTATACTCCAACCCCATAGCAATGCCAAGGGCAAAAAAGAATGTGCCTGCAAAGCCGCACAAAATGGCATACTTAAAATGTTTCTGCCTTTTGCTTTCTGTAATCCAACTCATATTCGTAATATTTAATAGTTCGTTATAAAACAGCCTGTCTGGAATCAAAAATCTTAATGCACTCGAATAAATACTTTGCCACACAAGGGTTAACCGCATTGCCTAACGAACCAACACGGTGTACCCAATGGGAAAACCCATCATCATTTCTAATATGGTCACACGCTGACATTTCAAGAATCCTTTTTGAGCAAGTATATCCAACACTCGTATCTGATGACCACTTTCTAAATATCGAGTCAAAGTTGTCATGCTCGCATACGTTGCTTTGCTGTCGGACTTTGTCGGAGTAGGCAATAATGTAAATCCTCTCTCTCTTGTGCGGATATCCAAAAGCGTAGTTCGATATACATTGCCATTCCGCATAAAACCCGACTTTGGAAAGGTCGCATAAGACGTATTCAAGTCCTCGAAAAGTGAGAGCTGGAGAGTTCTCAATGATGACGTAACGGGGTCTAACCTCCCCAATAACTCTAAACATTTCACGCCATAACCCGGAACGTCCTCCTTTAATACCTGCATGTTTTCCGGCAACACTGATGTCTTGACACGGAAATCCTCCACTAATGATGTCCACATATCGTAATCCTGTGGCTTGTGTAATATCTGTATATCTTTCTGCATTAGGAAATTTCGTTTTTAGTATTTCACTCTGATATTTCTCTATCTCGCAATTCCATAAGGTCGTTATTCCTGCCATTTCAGCACCTAATTCAAAGCCGCCAATGCCGCTGAACAAAGAGCCGTGTGTCAAACTGTTTCTTTTCATAAATCATTCGGGAACATATTATACTGGATTGAATAACCCAATTTCATTAGTCTTTTTTCCTGCAACAGGCTACGTTTTCCGTTATCTCCCGGCATTACCGCCACCTGTTTATCCTTTGTGAAACAATAGCCCTTTTTACGCATCTGATAACGTAAATTCCAGACTTTACGCATTCGCTTGCCTGTCTCCATTGCCCAAAAGCGTTTGTAACATCAAGGCATTGGCTATGTCCTCGACAGACTGAGCGTCCTTGACTTTGTTGTTGAATGCGCCGACAAGGTTGCGCAGCCTTTCGCGTGGTATCTTGTTAAAATCCGCATAACCTGTCGCACGGCAGGCAATGCCTTTTATCACACTGGCGTTGCTTTCTTTTCCTATCATGCGCAGATAGCCTCCGATGGCGGCCATCACGCGCTTGCGCAACTTGTCAAGGTCTGCCGTACCTGTTTTTCTGTTGGCCTGTTCCGCCAGACTGGCGCACACGTCGATGAGGTCGTGCGTGTCCATGTCGCGGCTGCTTTCCACACCGTAGCTTTCAACGATGGTGCGCTTCTCATCGTCCGTAAGCCCAAGCACGTGGCACAGGGTGTGAAACTTTTTCAGTATGCCCCTGTGGATTTCGTCCATTGTCTTGTTTTCTGCCATATCCTTACATTTTATCTACCCAGTAATCTTGTGCGCCTTGCTCCCAAATGATGAAGTCCGCGCCGCCCTCACCACGTTCTGCCACTTCGTAGCGGGTTGTAACAAAGGCTTTGTAACCCTCGACACGGATTTTTATCTCACTGTCATACCGTATGTTTTGCGCCATCATTCCCTTGGGCATTCCGCCTTTTTCGTGGCTGACGAATATAAACAGCTTGTTGGGGAACTCATCGCGCAGGTTCTGATACTGATCCATGTTGAAACGCCGTAAGTAATGCACGCTGTCAATCACTATCACGTCAGGGCTTTGTTTTTTCAGCAGGCGGACACGCAGGTCTTTCAACTGTTCTTTATTCAGCAGGATTATTTTGTTGCCTACCTCCTGCATACCCACGCGCTCCCACGCCTTTTGCAACGAAAGCGAAAGCCCCTGCTCCAAACTGTTGTAGGCGACACGGCGAAAGCGGGTTAGATATTTGCACACCTGCATTACAAAGGTGGTTTTTCCCGAGCCGCTGCCCCCGTAGATAATCCATGCGCCGCGCAGTTCAGGCCGTCCGAAGCTGGCAAGAAACTCACCCTCGAAGTCGGCCACCTCAAACTTTGCCGTCAGCACGTTTTTATTGCTTATCGCCCTGCCCATAGTATTTATTACTCTTTAATGATTTTCTCGACTCTATATTTCAAAAAGCCCCTAATGATGTGTGGGAATTTATGTATTGGGCAAAGACTTCCTATACTTACAATGTTTAGTGGAATATATGAATCTTTCCAAAATTCATTTTGAAATGGACCGGCTTCTTCTACAAGCCCACCATCGTTCACTCGCAACCATAATAAATCCTGTCCTTTATCCTCTAATACAATTTTAACCATCATGCACGCCCTCCCTCTTTCCGTATTGCCCACACGGCACGCTTCACGCGGCGCAGGTCGCATTCGCAATCGTCTATTATTCGGTTTATAGTCTTTGTATCGGTTACACCGTTGGCCACACATACGGCGGCCACATCTTCACCGTTCACCACCTGCAAGGCCACGAATTTGCGCCCCATGCGGCTGTAAATTTCCTCGTATCCCTTACGTTTGGTACGCAGCCCCTTTTTGATACGTTTCTCCAAAAAGTTGGTGGCGCAAAGGATTATGCCGCAATGTCCCTCCAACTGGTTATACAAGCTGATGAAGAAGTAAAGCACTTGATCGGATAGTTTGTCGGCCTCGTCAAGTACTACCAACGGGCTGTCCGTGCGTTTCAGCGTGTCGATGATGTCGTCCATCATGTCGGACACGGTGCTGCCTGTGAAGTCCACGCCCATACATTGCAGCAATTTACCCATGAATGTGCGGCGATTCCAGTATTCGGAGCAGCACAGGTGGTAAACATGACGGTGGGCTGCCGTGTAGTTCTTGATGGCTTCCGTCTTGCCACAGCCCGCGTCGCCTGTTACGGCCAGCACAAGGCTGTCCTGCTTGGCGTTGTCGAGTAAAAAGACCATACGCTTGTATGCCTGTGTTTCGGCAATGCTCCATTCTTTCGTTTCGTGTCCTGTCTGGGCGGCTATCGTGCGCCACATTTCGTCGCTGATGGTGTCCCAGTCGCCCGACAGCACTTTGCTGATGGTGGCGGAACTTACGCCGTTCATACTGTTGGCCGCCTTGTTTTGGCTGCCCTTTTGCACGCAGTAGTCTTTCAGTCGTGCCGCAATCTGCTGTTTTTCGTCCTTTTGCATAATCGTATCTTTTAGAAAATTGAATAATCGTCTATGTCCGTACTCGGTGCTCCATGCGGTATTACAGGAACTTCAACCGTTTTTACCTCTATGGCTTCCACCTCGGCGGCTTTCAAGCGTTGTTGCGCCTTTGGCAGTTTATGCTGGCCTCGGCTGTCGCACAGGCAATACCTGTTCAGTATGCCCAACTGCGGCATTTCGCTGATCAGTTGCTCGGTCTTTTCATAGGCCAAGGCGAGGCGGTCGGTTACGTGTCCTTCCAACTGCCTGTTGTAGTCGAACACGCGCTGCAATTCGGCTGCGTCGCCCGCCTTGCGGTCGGCAAGTGCCATCGGCTGCACGTATTTTTCCGTCAGCATGAAACGCAGGCTGCCGTCTTCACTCACGGCCAGTATCTCGCCAAGGTTATCGGGGTCGTATTTGACCGTCCAGCGTATGCCTGCGTACTGGCGAAAACGTATATCGAAACAATCGTAATCACGTTTAACGCCCAACAGTGTGGGGCGCAGGCCGCCGCCCTCAATGGCATTCTTGAAACCTGTCTCCGCGCCGAAATTCAGCAGGTACTGCTCACGGCTGAGCGGCAGACGGCGTTCGGCGGGCAGGTCGGCAAACATGGCCTTAAACTGTTCTACCTTGCACGCCCTGTCAAGTTGGATCATCTGAACAATCTGCTCGCGCACGCCCGCCTCGTCGGGGAATGAGTGGCGCAGTTGGTTAAGGGCTTCCGCATTCGGTTGTTTTTTCGGATCGGTGGTTATGCCGTAGCCCGACCAGTTGTTTTTCAACTTGCAGTAGGTCTTGTTCAGGTAGCCGAAATATGGCTCTACCGCCTTTGCTTTCGCGTTCTTCACGCGGGCGGGAGTCAGTTTGTCGGCCATCACGCCGTAAAGCGGGGTCATGGCCTTGATGGCGTAGTGGTCGCACTGCAACTGGTTGGCGCGCAACATCACGCCGAAAAGCTCCTCGCTGTGTTTGGCCGCGTCGCGCAGGGCGGCGGCAATGAGTTCGGGCGTTTCGTGTGTGCCTATGGCAAAGCCTATCGGATAATTGCAACAGGGATCAAGCACCACCTCCAATGTCAGGCGGTTGGTGTAGGTTGTTACGCTGCGCCCGTTTTTGTCTGTCTTGGTGGCCTGATAAAGCAGCTCCACGTCCCAACCGTCGAGCGTCCACATCAGGAACGGTGCTGTCGGGCGGCTGCGCTTCACCTGCATGCTTTTCACGTTGCGGAAATTTGTCGCTCCCAAGCGGCCTGCCGCCGTTACAAGGTCGTACTTCTCGCGCCACACCCCGACGGCGGAGGCCGTTATCGGCTTCCAACCCTTTGTGTTCGCCACAACGTTGTACAAGTTGGCCACTGCCGCATTGTCGAGGTTGTTGTGGTGTGCCAGCAATTGCAACAGCACGCTTTCTTTCACATCGTCGTCCACCTTGGCCGAGTTCTTGTTTTGGTACTTCTTGCTGATGAAGCACACATAACCGTCGTGCAGGTATTCGTTGAACTTGCGTTGCAGGCGGCGGTCGCTTTCAGGCAAGGAATGGGGGAAGCGGTCGGCAAGGCGGGGCAAAGCGGCAGCGGCCTTTTTCCAAAACTCCGTCTTGTTCAGCTTCGGTTTGCTTTGGCGCAGGCGATGGCTGTTGGCCGTTTCTATACACCTGCGGAATGCGTTCATTATGGCGCAGTTGTTGGCGTATTCCGCTTGCTTTTCGGGAGTAAGATGCCGGCCGTCGGCCAGCACATAGTCTGCGTACCATTGCATTGCCATGCCGTCAGGCTCTATCGTGTCAAGGAAAGGCTTGCTGTCGGCTTTTTCCTGCAAGTCGGGATTACGGCGGTACACTTCCGTGCGGTATTTCAGCGGCAGACTTTCAACGGAATAAAGCGCGGGTGTACCGTAGCAGGCACGCCGCATTTGCCTAATCTTACCCTCCCTTACGTAGTAGTTCAGATTAGCGGTGGTCATTATACCCGCCGTCAGTTCTGCGTGACTTATGCAAAGCGTGTTACCGTAATACTCCATAACTACATCCTTTCAGCGATCCGTTGTATTTCCGAAAACCGTTTCCATTCCACATTGTCGAAAGAGGCCGCCACCTCCCCGTCCTTGATTAGTTCCACATGGTCGGTGGTCTTCTCCCATTCCAGCATTACGCCGTTGGGGAAGTACTGCCGCATATAGTTATCCGAATCGTGCAGCGTTTCCATATAATTGCCCGCTATCATCAGCACTCCGCCACGCTCACGGGCTGCCTTGCGTATGCGTCTCGCCAGCGGGGTGTCGCCCGCCCGCTTGTCAAAATACAATGCCCGCCATACGCTCATTTTTGTCGTCTTGAACGCCTTTTGCAAGAACTCGCGTGTTTCCTTTGTTACTGCTATGTACTTTTCCATATCCCTGCTTATTTCAGATTGTCGTTGATATACTGCATATCCTCACTCCAAAGGGGAAGCCCCATTTTGATTTTACAAAGCGTCACTTGCTTCTGCCCGATTAATTTCACGGCCGCACTATAAAAATCAGTGTCGTTGTATGCGCAGGCCTTGCCGATGAGGAACTCCGCAATATCTTCCCGCTCTTTACTTACAGTCTTTCTCAAAAAACTGAGTTCTGCGTCCATTCCGCCGACGCGCCTGCCGACCTCTTTCAGGCATTGGCGTAGCTCGATATGGTCGTTTGCGGCATCATAGGCACACATGGCTCTCATCTCCTTGCAGAACTCGTCCTTGTCCATGTTTCCAGCGGCCATGTAGAGGTTTTCAACCAAATGGTAATCTTCCGCTGTTATCAGCCTTCGTGTGCGGTCTTCAAATTCTTTCTGTGTCAT